TATCTCATTTGGCAAAAGAGCTAATCCATCAGAATTCTTGTAATTCTCCTCGCAAAATGCATTTCTTAGTAAATATTTCTCACATTGTTTTGTTCCTGGATGAAACCGTAAATTAGGATCTATACCTAAATAAAACTGAACCCAACTACGGTCTAAAAATGGCGTTCTTGGTTCAAGACCGTGTGATGATATACATTTATCCGATCTAAGAACATCAAATGCGTGAATATCCTTTAAAAGACGTCTACATTCATAATCAAATTCAATTGCATTTGGTGCTTTATGCATATATAAATATCCACCACATACTTCATCAGATCCATCACCATTGAAAATAACTTTGGCATCACTTTTTTCAGAAATATATTTACCCAATAAATAGTTACCGATACTGGCCCGAACACTTGTTGTATCATAACTTTCAATAGTATAAATTACCTGAGGAATTGCATTCAAGAAATCATCTTCAGTCAATAATATTTCAGTATGATTTGTTCCCAAATAATCAGCAACAATCTTTGCATATTTTAAATCTTCTGAACCCTCCAAACCAATACTATATGTTTCCAACTTCTTATCAGAAATTGTTTTATGAACTTGGTTTACTAGAGCAGTAATTAAACTGCTATCTAATCCACCAGATAAAAGACACGCAATTGGACGATCTGTGACAATAACCCGTTTTTTAATAGCACTAATGAGATAATGTTGTATATCTTTATTAATATCACCACAAAATGGATTGCTATTGAAACCTGTGGAATGATATTGTTTTTCAAAAACGAAATTCCATCTAGGCATAATCTTGAATTTCTGTGAATAATTAGAATATGTACCTGGTTTGAAATGTTCTATAGTAAAATTACTATTTGATAAATTAGTAAATTCAAATAAAACCTTAATTTCTGATGAAAATCCAACAATTTTAGATGTATTCTTTTTAGTTCCTTTATCTTTAAGGATGTATAATGGTCTTATTCCATATGGATCTCTTGCAATATATATTTGAGAATCTACATTAGATATATTATTATCACACAAAATGAATGCAAAAACGCCATCTAACATTTGAAGCGTATATTCCATCCCATATTTCTTATACAAATGAATAATTACTTCACAATCGGAATCTGTATTTGGTGATATTCCTAGCATTTTATAGAGTTCTTTATAATTATAAATTTCACCATTGCAAATGAGCGTAATATCACCATAAACAATTGGTTGATTAGATTCAGCATTCAGACCATTAATAGCCAATCTATGAAATCCAAAAATAGCTTTTATACTAACATTCGTAAGTTTAGAGTGTTCAGGCCCTCTACCCTTTCCCTTTTGAAATTGTTTTTCTATAAAATCATAATTATATTGATCTTCATTGTTTAATAAACAGAATATTCCACACATTGTGATATAAATAATTAATTTAAATCTTTATATTGTTTTGACTAATTGAATAAGAACAATGAAAATAATTATATTGATTAATATTAATGACATCAAATAAAACAAACGAATGTGTTTTAAGTGGTTATGAGAGATCTTCTCAAATAACAAATGAGATGAATACTAGAATTTATGATAGAAATGTACCATCTCAAATGTTACAACCATATTTAAGCGTCCGTCCTGTTATGACAAAATACTCATTTATGCCAATTGTTGATCCACGTGCACCAATAAGCATTCCAATGGAACAACAACCTGTTTATAATGTTCATAATACATTCAATCCAGGAAATACACAATCACCTTGGTCTGGATTTGCATCAAATATTAACAATGAATCTATTTTGAGAAACCAGATTTTTGCATTGCAAAAATGTAGTCAGTCAGTATATGTTCCAGGTTCAAATAGTGATTTATATCAATACAGTTTTAAACCAGATAAAAGTGGAAATCAATCTCAACCTTTTCCAGGTCTTTTTAGAAAAGAGTATTTCACTGAATTTAATCCCAATCCTGAAAATATTGGTGATGGATTATTTATGAATCATACAAGACAACAATTGTTAGATTTAACATTTGATGATTGTGGATATGTTATAAAGGAAAAGGTTAAACAAGAAAAACAAGAAAAACAAGAAAAACAAAATCAAACTCAAACTCAAACTCAAATGCAAACAAATCAGCAAAATCAAACTCAAACTCAAATGCAAACAAATCAGCAAAATCAAACTCAAGCTCAAGTAAATAATAAGAAATAAATATAATTTTATAATAAATTATAATAAATTATAAAATTAATTGTAAGAAATTAATAATATATATTTATTATATATTTAATATGTCAGATAAAAATGAGTATCCAACAAAATATAATCCTTTAAAAAGTCAAAATAATAGAATTGTAAAGGTAGCAACAACCCAATTTTCTTGTTCTACAAATATAAAAGATAATATTGATAAGGCAATAAAAATGGTTCGTTTAGCAGCAAAAGATGGCGCAAAAATAATTCTTCTACAAGAATTGTTTGAGAATATTTATTTTTGTTCAGAACAAAATGGAAAATATTTCGCAACAGCACATAAAATTATACAAGATTCTGGTGATGGAAATGATGATAATATCAAAATTGTTCCAGATAAATTTTTAAAAACTTTTCAGGATTTAGCTCGTGAATTAAAAGTAGTTTTACCTATTTGTTTTTTTGAAAGATGTCATAAATCTTATTTTAATAGTATTGCAATGATTGATTCTGATGGAACTATTCTTGGGATATATCGCAAAACTCATATTCCAGATGGTTTCGGTTATCAAGAGAAATATTATTTTCAACCAGGTGATACTGGTTTTCGTGTATGGGATTGTCACGTAGACGATTTTGTTGTTACTGTTGGTACAGCTATTTGTTGGGATCAATGGTTTCCAGAATGTGCGCGAATTCTTGCCCTTAAAGGAGCTGAAATAATTATGTATCCAACTGCAATCGGTTCAGAACCTCAAGATCCTACTTTAGATTCGCGTTCACATTGGCAACGCGTAATGCAAGGTCATTCTGCTGCAAATCTAGTACCAGTTATTGCATCTAATCGTGTAGGTAAAGAAATGTCAATTACATTTTATGGGAGTAGTTTTATAACAAATGTATCAGGTGAAATTGTTGCGGAAGCAGATAGAAAATCTGATACCTTTATAACACACGAATTAAATTTAGATGAGAATAGATTTAATCGTGCTTGTTGGGGATTATTTAGAGATCGTCGCCCAGATATGTATGATGCATTGCTTACAACAGATGGATATTATCAAAAAGATGTAAATAAGTTATCCTGTGTATATACTTCAAATTCAACCACTGAAAAAAAAAGTAAGAGAAAAACTCGCAAAACAAGTAAGAAGTAACAAGTAAGAAGTAAGAAGTAACAAGTAATTAATAAAATATAAAATTTATAATAAAATATACAATTTATAATAAAATAATACAATTTATAATAAATTACAATCAAAAAAATATAGTATACCCTATAATATGACTGAAAATAATAGAATTGTTGATGATTTATCATTAGAATTCTTTTTAAATAAGGATGTTTATGGTAAACATTTAGAAAAAAGAATGCCTGAAAGATTAGAACAAAATAAAAGAGATAAAAGATTTTACCGTAAAAGAATATGTGAATTAACAAAACAAATGCTTATAAATGAAGCGCCATTAGATGTTCAATCAAATAAGGATTTGCAAATAGCTTTTGATATGTATTCAAGAGTTTGTATAGAATATTTTAAACTTTTAGATAAGAATGATATTTTACAAGAAGATTATAGTAGTTTATTGAATAGTTCAAGTGAAATAAATCAAAATCCGAATTTAAAAGTGGAAAATATTCATAGTGTAGAAGATGCAAATAATTTATTAATGCGTTCAATTAAAATAGTTCAACCAAATTCACTAGAAAAACTTGTAAAAAGAACAACTACAAAGGCTATTAAAAAGGAACATTTACCCCTTGAAAAAGAGATTAATTTAAAAGATCCAATTTTTAAAAAGAAGGGAATAATAAAAAAGGATAAAAGTCAAAATCAAAGTCAAAATCAAAGTCAAAATCAAAGTCAAAATCAAAGTCAAAATCAAAATAAATGTCAAAAGAATGATAATTCAGAATTAGAAAAGAATAATATCACTAATATTTATGACAAGAAAGAAAACAAAACATAACAAAAAATTAAAAAGAAAAAACAAAAAAAGTCATAAATATTCAAATAAAAATAAAAAAACATTAAAAAACATACCTAAATTTGATGCAAATTTAGAATTCAAAAGACTACATAAAAAAGGTGAGATGATTAAACTTCAATGTAGTCCCAAAATAAAGGAAAAACAAAAGGATTTTTCCTGTTATGAGGATGAAACATTATACAAATTAAGAGATCTTTGGAATGCTAGGCATCCTGATTCACAAATATTAACAAATGATATTAGAGAAATATGGATGAGACTAAAAGAAAATATGAAAGGTCTTTGTAATAAAGAGTCGTGTTGGTTAAAACAGAAATTTGTAGATGGTAAATTAAATAAAGAACTTACAGAATCATTTGCACCAAAATCTCCAAAAGAATGGAAGAAGAAGCCTAATATGTGGCTTTCTAGTATGGAAATATTAGAAGTTATGAAACAATATGAAAAAACATATAAATGTTTTGAATTTATTGGACCATCACCAATTGATTTTGATTTTAAAAAAATGTATGGTGAATGTGTGTGGGATGAGTTATGCAATTTTAGCATTGCAAGTCAAATTAAGAATGGTAAGACGAAAATAGGTATAGTATTTAATACAGATCCACATAACAAAGGTGGAGAACATTGGATAAGTATGTTTATTAATATAAAAAAGGGTAAGATATTTTATTTTGATAGTGCTGGAGATAAAATAAAACCAGAAATATTAAGTTTAGTTGAGAGAATTACCAAAGAAGGTCAACAAATGTATCCTCCTATTAAATTTGAATTTGATCAAAACTATCCTGTAGAACATCAATATGGTAATACAGAGTGTGGAATATATGGTATATATTTTATTGTTCATATGTTAGAAGATAAAATAACAGGTGAATATTTAAAAACACACATATTGAATGATAAATATATGCAGCATTTTCGTAAAATATATTTTAATGAGGATTTATAATCTTTTATTAGATATAAAATAAATTATATAAAAAATATACAATATA